AACTAGGTAATACAAAAGACGCCAACAAATTCCTTATCAACGTTGCCAAAGCGCAGATTAACCGAGATATTGAACAGCGTAATTTTTACGATAAGTGGTGGAAAGCTAATAAGACGTACGATGGCGCAGAAGATGCGTGGTTTGCTGGCGAAGGCGGTAAATCACTATTTGAGCGACCAGAGCTAAAAAACGTACGAGCTGCACCATCATTAGTCAATCAAATCCCAACAGGACGAGCGCCTGCTCAACCTGCGGTTCGACCATCTACAGCGCCTGCGGCTAAACCAGCAGCAACGCCCATACCGCAAGCAGCGATTGACGCATTAAAAGCTAAAAAAGGCACCCCTGAACAGTTTGATGAGATTTTTGGTGCGGGGGCCGCAAAACGCGTGTTGGGAGGTAAATAAATGGCCGCGAATCCTTTTAGTCAGTACGCTCCAACACCAGCAAAAAATCCTTTCGCTGAGTTCGCTGCGCCGCCTCCAGCGCCTGTTGAACTATATCAAGCACCCGCTGTCGAACCAACGCCATCAGAAATACCAGGCCCACGGCGAGGTGACTTTACGACCGGCTTAGGTAGGGGCTTTGCATCGTTAGCAGACGTTACGGTTGGTGGGGTACTGCCTGCGGTGGCGCAACAAGTTATTTATCCTTTTGCAAGGATTGGCTCGACGCCTGAACAAGCGCAAGCAACCGCGCAAGGCATCGCCGGTAAGATTGAAAAACCTTTTGGCCGCGCTTTTGGTGTCGTAGGTACGCCAGAGTATGAGCAAGAAGTTGGTCGCCAGCTTGTGGATTTCATAGGGCAGAATTTTCAGAAAGGCGCTAAATGGATTTCTGAGAAGACAGGCATACCGACGCTTGACGTAGAAAACATGATGGGAACGCTAGTTCCCGTAGCCGCTAAGAAAGCCAAACCTACAGCACAAGCCGTTGCGAAGGTAGGTACGGAGTTGGCTGCTGACGTGGTTGCAGGCGCTAAATTACCCTTAGAAAAAAGTATTCTTGAGCCACGGCGCCAGCGCCAATCATTAGAAGATTATGCTCGCGGACCTCAGATTGACGCCGCTAAAGAAGCACAGCGTTTAGGGATCGTCATCAATCCTGTCGATATTCAACCTGGCGTTGCAACTAGAACACTTGCTGGCATGGCAGGTGAGCGCGGTAAACAAACCATTGCATCAACTAACCAACAGCAAGTACGTAAAGTCGCGTTAAAAGACCTTAACCTTCCTGAAACAACGCAACTTACAAACAGAGACGCATTTGCTAAGGCACGAGAACAGTTAGCAGGGCCGTACAACGAGGTTAGAAAATTACCTACGTTAACGGCAGACCAAGCAGTAAAAACACAACTTGATAGCTTGCGTCCTGATTCATCGTTGATTGGGTCTGACCGTTACGCAGCATCAATTAACGGCATCATTGATGATGCTTTAGTAAAAGTCGATGCGGGTTTAACGGGCAATCAACTGCTTGAAAACGTAAGAACACTGCGTCAACGCGCACGTAAAACGTACGACAACAAAAACGCTGACTTGGCAGCGCTAGATGTAGCGGACACTAACTTAGCGGTCGCTAACGCGTTGGAGTCAATGATTGAGTCCAACATTTCTAACCCTAAGTTGCTCAGTCAGTTTAGAGATGCGCGGCAAAAGATGGCGCGTACTTATGTGTATGAAAACGCAACGGACTTCAATACAGGTTTAGTAGACCCTAAGAAACTGTCGCGTATCACTGCTAAAGACAACGTACTTACTGGCGATGTTAAATCGTTGGGTCGAATTGCCGGTAACTTTCCTGATGTGTTTAGTCCCAAGGTAAGCACGCCGTTAGGCGCTATGGCGTCCATAGGACGTACAGGTTTTGCAGGCACGTTAGGTGGTTTAGGTGGGTACACACTTGGCGGGTATCCTGGTGCTGCGTTAGGGTCGGTGTTAGGCGCGGGCGCTGGTGAGATAGCGCAACGCATAGCTGCTAATCGTCTTGCGTCGCCTGAGTATCAAGCAGGGCTAACGATACGTGATCGACGTATTCCGGTAGCTGAACCCCAACCATCATTAGCGCCTCCTATCCCACGCGAAAGATCGCTGGTGCCGTATGAGCCAGAGATGCGCGTGTTGATGCGCGGCGAAGGACCATACCAACCTAATTTTGTGTTCGTACCATCACAGCCTGGTGTACCGCCGCAGCCGATTGTAACGGGCGTACCTCAGCCTCAAAATCGTTTACTACCGTCCCCAAGCGCTGCGAGTACGATCAATGCACTTCGCACTGAAGATGCTAGACGCGCCCAAGTGTCGCGTGAACTTGGTGCTCAAGCAGAAGCAATACAAGCGGCAGAAGCTGCGGCTAAACGTCAGCCTACGCGTGGTGAGGTAGTGCTAGAACTTGACCCGACAACGGGACGTTTACGCACAACTAGCGAAGGTATTAAAGGTGCAACGCCTGAGACGTTTCAAAACTTTGGTGCTAGCTTAGAGTCTGCCGCGCAAAAAGTAGCGTCTGGCCGCACGTTTGACATGACCGCTGCGGAAAAAGTTGCTTGGAGCCGCACCAAAGTTGATTTAGCGGATGTTGCGCCAGGATTTAAATCGCTAGACGATAAAGCGATTGCCAACAAAATGATGGATCGCGAATGGGTCCAAGACGCGGTAACTAAAGCTAGAGAAAAAGCAGAGGCGTTTGAGCAGGTCGCCACACGAGCAAGGACTGAGCAAGCGCGACGTGAAGCAGTCGCCAAGCGTGAGCGTCTTATGGATTTAGCCGAACAACTCGAAGATCAGTTAAGATTGACGCCTAAGCAAAAGCTCGGCCAAGGCCCAAAAACGCGGGAGGCGCAGCGCAACATGCTTAACCCTAACCCTTCAAACCAAAACAATTTGTCGAGATAGTTATGGAGCAAGAAGTGGAAACGCGTTTATCCGTTCACGAGGCCGTCTGCGCCGAACGTTATAAGTCTATTGAGCAATCATTCAGCCGCGTTGAAGAGCGATTTGACGACGGTTCGCAAAAGATGAAGAAACTTGAATACCTGATGTACGCCGTCATGGTTGCCGTGCTCCTCGGCCCTGGCGCTGCTGCAATTTTTTTTAAGAAGTTATTAGGTGTTTGATCTTCTTAGCGGCGGTCTTCTTGGTTCGATCTTCGGCGGCTTATTCAGGTTAGCGCCAGAAGTGCTGAAGTTCTTGGATAAAAAGAACGAACGCCAGCATGAGTTGAGTATGTTTCAGCTTCAGACCGACCTTGAGAAGTTGCGCGGTGAATTTCGTATGGAGGAAAAGTATGTTGACTACAGTGTTCAGCAACTTGATACCATCAAATCGGCCTTTGAAGAACAGGCTGAAACGGCTAAGGCAGCAGGTTGGTTTGTGGCTGGAATCTCTGCCTTGGTACGTCCAGGAATCACCTGGGCGTTATTTTCAATGTACGCAGCAGTCAAGACGGCTTCGCTTGTTCTTGCATTTCAAACGGGTGCGCCTTGGGCAGAAGTCTTAGTAAAAACTTGGGATGAAGATGACTTTGGTTTGTTCACGATGGTGCTCACCTTCTGGTTCGTTGGTCGCAGTATTGAGAAGTACAAGTGAATGAAGCAAAAACGCTTTGCAAAAATGTACTGATCAAACCCTTTGAAGGGCTAGCAAAGCGTTTGCCTGATGGACGCGTTCAAGCGTATCCCGATCCCGGTACCAGAGGACATCCTTGGACGATTGGCTGGGGAGCCACCGGACCCAACATCAACCCCGGTACGATCTGGACGATGCAGCAGTGCGAGGATGCGCTGGATCACCATGTGGAGTATTTTGTTCGTGGTCTGGTAAGGATGTCGCCAAGCATACAAACAGCACTGCCCCGACGCATTGCCGCTGTGACAAGCTGGGCCTACAACTGTGGCCTCGGAAACTACCGCATCAGTACGTTTAAAAAGCGTATTGACGCGGGGGATTGGAACGGCGCAGCCGATGAATGCCTTAAATGGAATAAGGCTGCTGGCAGAGTCCTTCCTGGCCTCACGCGACGACGCGCTGCTGAGGCGGCGTTAATGAGGTAGGCACGCTAAAGCGCTCTTGCTTCCTTAAACAACTCCATCCGCTCGCGTGATGCACGCAACGCTGTGTAGCGCTGGTGCAGGCGCTCCATGATTGAGATGCGTTTAGCGCCTGCGCGTTCTTCATTAAGCAAACTCAACACTTGTTCCTCGGTCATAAGCGCCAGTTCTTTGTTGAGCTTTCGCCAGTTCATGCTCAATTTTGTTCTCCAGTTCGGTGATCTGCTTTTGTATGCGCTCTAGCGCACGGTATTGTTGCCGCAACATCTTCTCGTGCTGATGCTGCTCGGCCTTAGCGGCTTTAAGTTTAGTCTGCCATAAACTAAGTCGGGAGGTCATAGCGATCCTTAATCACACGCATGATGTCTTTGGGCGTCATGTTGGGAATGGCTGCGATGAGAAGGCAATCCATCGCAACCTTTTGCGCGAATTGGCGCATCTCCTTGACGGTCATTACGGCAATCGGCAACTGCTCGGTCGCGGCGTTGCGGATCATGCCAATCAATTCGTCGTCGGTAATCATAACGAGAAGGGGTTGTGCCAAGAGATTTTCTTATTGCGCGTGGGTGGCGTTATCTCGGTC